CGCTGGGCTGGCCCCCATCGCTCGGGGCCGGGTCGATCGCGGGGGGATCTTCGCCTTCCGTCGCCGCGGGAACCGCGGGGTCAGGCACCTCGGCCGTGAACTCCCGGTCGAACATCGCATCCAGATCGGATTCGCTGGACTCTACGGGGGCCTGTTCCTGTTCCGGTGCCGGGGTCGGGGTGGGGGTCGCTGAGCCGCGCATGGGTTACTCCTGTTCCGGTTGCGTGGACTGGGCGGCGCGCAGTTCCTCCGGGCCGTCCTCGATGAGTGCGATCAGCTTGTCGAGCGCCTCTGCCTGGCCCTGCCAGTGCAACAGCGATCCGGGCGGCTGCTGTGACCAGGGGCTCATCTTCACGAGCATCTCCTTGGCCGCCTCGTAGCGGTGGCGCAGGAGCTTCAGCACGTTCTGCACGTCGATGCTGTCGCGGTGATCGTGCACCGCGGCAGCCAGCATCACGCCTGGGTTTTTGCGCTGGTCGTTGAACTCCGCCATCAGTTGGCTCCGAGCAGGTGCGAGTAGTCGCGCTCGATCCCGAGCACGTCATCGTCCGGGCTGCCGGCCACGGGAGGCTGCGGGCGTTGGGCTGGGTGGGGGTTGACCCGCCCTCCGTTCGCCGCGGGCGTGTAGTTCAGGCGCCCCACCACGTCTCCCAGCGTCTCGTTGACGAATCCGCCCTGGGAGGCCATCGGAGGGGCGGGGGGAATGCCGGCGGCGGCTCCGGGGGCGGGTGCTGGAGGCTGTCCCGTTGGCCCCTCCGGCGCCGCGCCCGGCATCCCTGCCTGCTGCTGCATGTCGAGGACTTGCTGCTGCTGGGCGGCCATCATGGCCATCTCCGCCTCCATGTCCTCCTTGGTCTTCACTGCGCGGGCTGGATCCAGGCCCAGCGCCGATGCCTCGTCTTCGAGCATCTCGCGGCGCTTGGTGAACGGGGCGTCCACCGGGTTGGTGGTGGACAGCCTGAACGCGCGCAACTGCTCCAGTTCCTGCACCTTCTGCAGCACCGACAGGCTGGTCTTCACCTGGATGCGCGCATCGCCCTTGATCTCCGGTCGGTCGCAGAACTGCATCGTCCAGTTGAAGAGCTTGCGCAGTACTTCGCCCTGGAACTCGTCCCAGGCGCGGAGTTGATCCTTCACCAGTTGGCCGGCCGCCCCCATCAGCATGGCTAGGCCGGAGGCGGTGCGCCCGGCCCCGCTGCCGGCGCCTGCCCCATGCTGGTAGCGCGGCACCCCGCTCACCTCGTCGATCAGCACCTGCAGCGCATTGAGCAGCGCCAGGTACACCGCCGTGTGGTTGGAGAATTCGGAGAACTGGATCGCCGGATTGGCGCTGTTCCAAGGCTCCTCGCGCGTCGGCCAGATCGTGAAGGGCGTCATGCGCTTCAGGTCGCCCTGCATCAGCAGGCGTGACATCCGCACCTCGACCTGCGGGCCAACCGCACTGGCCGCGTTGTCGAAGAGCATTCGGAACGTGCCGTTGGCCCCGCTCTGCATGTCGCGGATGGATTCGGGAAACGAAGTCCCCAGCACCATGTCGTCGTCAGGCATGGGGATGTAGAACGTGTAGGGGCGGCTCTCGTCCTCGTTTGGATTCAGCGAGAGCCCGATCACGTGCCCGGCGCGATCGAACCACGGATGCGCCTCCAGCAGCGCCGCCGACACGTCGTCTAGCACGATCCCCATGCGCTTCAGGCGCGACTCCATGCCGAGCTGCAGCAGCTCTTCGGCGGTGAGCGGCCCCCAGCCCTCGATCAACTCCCACTTGCGGCGGTCCGCCGGCGTGGCCGCATTCGCACGCGAACTCTGGTAGAGCCGGGTTTCCCAATTCTCCCACTGGCAGTCGCCGGACGGCTTCTGCTCCAGCCACGATGCGATGGTGGGCTGGTAGAACGTCTCATTGGCGGCCAGGGAGGCGATGCGTGCACGCCCGAAGAGGTGGCGCTGGAAGATCCACTCGGACTCCTCCGGCTTGCGTGCCGTCCATTCCAGGTAGATGTCCCAGGGCTTGACCGCCTCGAAGTAGGGGCGCACGATCTTCTCTGCGGCCATCCGCCAGGCGCTCATCTGCGCGCCGTCCTCTCCGGCCACCATGACGTGGCCCCAGCGCTTCCGCATCTGGTAGGTGACGAGCGGGCCTTTCAGGATTCCCGCGCGCAGCTTGTGCCCGTTGTGGGTGACGCTGAGGAACTTCTGCTCGTAATCGGACTCCACCAGGTAGTCCTCCATCTGGCGGTTCATCCGCTCCGCGCGGGCTCGCGCCACCATGCGCAGGCGCTCCTCCGGCGACATGCGTGCGGCTTCCGAGTCCTCCTCCCCCATCTTCTCGGCCTCGGCGATGGCGTCGGGCGGCAGGTCCGGCTCCGGCGTGGGCTGCACGCTCCAGTTCTTCTTGGCCGCCCCGAAGGCCATCTCGTTGATGCGCGCGTCCAGCGTCCGCACCTTCGTGCGCGTCAGGCCCAGGAAGAGATGGCAGGCGTCCTCGCGGATGCCCTTGATGCGGGACTGCTCTTCGGGGCTGTACTCCGAGCGGTACTGGTAGTGGTCCGCCAGCATCAGGTTGTCGATCGGCTGGCGGCGGTCGCGCAGGTCCGTCCAGTCCGCCAGCAGCCGCTGCCCCAACGCGGACAGCGCCTGGGGATCCGCGGGGCGGTCCTTGTCGGTCTTGATGCCGATGGCCATGTCAGTACCCCACGCCGGATTGCGCCGGCCGCAGCAACGCATTGTGCCGGCTCACCGCCGCAATCTGCTGTGCGGAGACGCTGTGCTGCGGCCCAAGCGTCCCAAGCGCGCCGTATTCGCACGCCTCGCAAGGGTGCGAGTTCCCGGTAACAATGACCCGTCCAGCGCGCCGCATGACCCAGGTCCCGTTCGAGGTGCTCGGGCACCACACGCCTTCCGTGACAGCGCCTTCTGCTTGAAGGCCGTGGAACTGAATCGGTCGGGGTCGGCGGATTGTGCACACCCATCCATCTGCGGAGGGGCGAACCGATACGGGCAACCCGCACAATGATCCGATCATCTGCAAGGCATCCACCCTGGCCCGCGACGCCTGGAAGATGCGATGCGAGCCGGAGCCTGAAAAAAAGTCCCTGGAACGCACAATGTCAGCCTTGTCCGGCATATACAGATCACGGCCACAGCCGTTGGATGAGTTCCCATCGGCGCGCATGAACTCGTAGAGGTACTTGCGCCGTTGCCGGTTGCTCATCATCATGACGAACTCGGGGGACGGGACCTTACCGGGCTGGTAGTGGCTCAGGAGAAGAGCGCGCTCCTTCCCGATGCGCCAGGTCTGCATCCCGTGATCACTCCACATGGAATGGCGGATGACGCACTCGTCATTGCGCGTCAACCCGTCGATGTACTCGACGTAGCGCGGATTGGCCGTGGTGCTCTGACACAGGACCCACGCCTCTCCGGTTGGGGCTTTGGTCCCCTCGGCGGCTACCCATGCGGCCAATTCGATGAAGCGGTCGGTGAAGAACTCCTGCTTGGCGTTGCGCGCTTCCGCGCCCGGCTCCAGCAGCATGTGCCCCTGGCGCAGTTCCGTGGTTCGCACAAAGCGCGTGACCCCGTTTCGCGTGCGGATCAGGTGCCGGTGTGCTGGCGTGAACAGGAACTCGCATTGGCTGCTATGGAGGCGCACCACCTCACGGGGGCCCTCAAAGACATTGACCGCGGACACCTCTCCAATGCGGAGACCCGGGCCCTTCCGCGGATTCTCGTCGCGCACCATAATGGCGTCACCGGGTGCGATCGAGTCGAATCGGCGCCACCCTTCGGGGGTGAGGGCTTCCGTCTCCAGATCCACGCAGTAGTCATTCTTGTCAGGCTCCCGGCGCAGGGCGTCGCGGTTGGCGCCGGTCTTCATCTTGGAGAACTTGTAGCGCCCGGCCAGGCCGGCGCGGATCATCGGGCACTTGGCGCTGAGCAGGAAAGCCGGCTTGCCGCCCTCGATGCCGGCTTTCAGGTAGGTGTCCAGCGCCTTCACGCGGTCACCCACTAGGTTCTGGTGGTTGTGGGTCGGCTCGATGTAGAGCTTGCGCTTCTTGCAGTAGTCGAAGAACGTCTCCTCGTACCCCTCTCCGGCGCGGCCGGCCGGGTCGCCCCAGCCCCGCGCGAGGTAGCGTTCACCGCCGATCACCACCTGAAAGCCCGGGTAGTGGTTCGTCAGGTGGGGGATGACCCGCTCGTCGATGAAGCGCGGCCCGGACGTGAACGAGTCGGTCACGATCTCGTCCAGCACGCGCATCTGACCCTTGGGCGTGATCTGGAAGATCGCCACGGCGGGCCGGCCGCCGGGCCCGCAGTCGAAGCCAAGCAGCAGCGGAAGCCCTGGGTAGGCGATCAGGTCGTGGCCCGCGTAGTGGCGGTCGTCGCTGTACAGCGGGTGCACCGGGTCCCCGTCCAGCAGGAAGCCGTACTGGTTGAGGAGCTGCACCTTGATCTGGTCGTCGGTGCGCACGGAGACCTGCTGCTCGTAGTAGCGGGCGTCCAGGTTCTCAATGTTGTCGGCGGGCAGGATATTCTTGGCCGCGTCGCCCTCTGTGTTCACGCGGTAGCGGGTGCCGTCCAGGCTCACCAGGGTTCCGTTGTCGTCCTGGAACATGGCGGGCGGCTGATGGTAGAAGCGCGCGTTGGCCGGGCGCTGCAGTTCCGCCATGCGGTAGAGCCAGTGGTCGGCGTCGGGGCTGTTGTAATCCATCCGCACGCCCGGCTCCGAGCAACCGCCGTCGCGCTTGGCCGGGTAGCGGTTCACGCGCTCGCAGAGCTTGGTGAACACCTCGAACTCCGACTCCGATGCGGCGTTGAGCCAAGCCCGGCTCACCTCGAATCCGTCCAGGTCGTCGATATCGGGGGGCCCCTCGATGGACTGGAAGATCACGATCAGATCCACCAGGTCTCCGGGTCCGATATCCAGCCGCAGGTGGTGCGTGGCCGGCGGGCCCCACGTGAAGTCCCCGCCGAAATCGCGCGCGCTGACCCAGTGCTGCCAGGTCGTAATCGCGGTGTTCTTCAGGTTCTTCATCGACGTGCGCACCACCAGTTCCTTGGAGTAGCGCACCCCGTCCCGCGGGCTGGGCGCCTGTCGGAATGCCTTGGCGATGATGTCCATGCACATCTCGGACGTCTTTCCAGATCCTACCGGTCCTCGGATGGCGCGCACGAAATGGCTGTCCTCGAAGAATCCCCGCAGCGAGGCAGGCTCATTGAAGACTATGACGTCGCTCATTGGGCCTCTCCTTCCAGAGCGGCGCGCAGTGCCGGCAGCGGGTCCTTGAAGTGCACAACGACCTTCGATCCGATGCGTTCCACGCGATCCACGTCGCGCGGGTGCACCCGGCTCCAGTCCACGTAGGGCAGGCCCGTGGCCGGGTCGAATTGCGGCGCATGGCCCGCGCCTTGGGGGATGTGAGGCGCCTTCACGGCTTGCCCCCGGTGTTGATCTGCGTGTTCCCGTTGAAGATCATCGTGACGCGGCGCGGCGGAGAGCCCTCATCGGCGAGCAGACCGTTGGCCTGGCCGATCTGCTTCAGCATGTCCACCTTCGGGTGGAACTTGACCCGCAGATCGGTGCCGTCCTTGCGGTGTTGCAGGTGAAACTCGGCGATGGCCCGCGTGTCGATGCGGTCCAGCCGCACCCGCTTGATCTCTCCGGCCCGATCCCCATCGCTGTAGAACTCCAGCGCCCGGCCCGGATCAGCAAACGCGAGCGCGTTCATCTCGTCCAGCACGCGGAGCTGCGTGGGGCGCAGCGCCGTCTCCGTATCCGCGATGGAGCGGGTGATGTAGAGGGCCACCCGGGCCTCTCCCATCAAGCGCAGGGCGAACGCGCGCTCCTTGCCGAACGGGGCACCGGCCGCTTTGGCCGCCTCGATCAGCGAGTAGTTGAGCAGGAAAGTGTCGGCAAAGACCTTCTTCTTGCCGCGCAGGGGTGCGTGGCTTGGCGTCTGGGGTGACGCTGGCGGTCTCGCTTGGGCGGGCACCAATTCGGTGGGCAAGGCTATCCCCGTCGTGTCCGCTAAGGGGACAGCCTCCAAGCAACAGGTGTATCAGTTTGAGGCGGTTGTCAAGCGAAACTCAGCGGCGGGCGAAACGATGTATCTCAGATTGAGACGCTACGCGGGGTAGGTGGAGTTAACCGCAGCGATCGCCGCGTTCACGTCGCGCACCGGCAGAATCCCCTCCGGGGCACAGATCCCGCAGGTCAGGTCGGATCCGGGATAGCCCGCGAAGCCCTTGCCCATGTCGTCTTCCAGGCGGGTGAGCGGGGAATCCTGGCCCCCGGCCAGCAGGCTCGGGAGATCGGCGATGTTGTAGGTCACGCGCTCGAGCAGCTTCTTGCCGCCGCCCACGATGGGAGGCTGGATAACCTGGAAGAACTCGTAGACGCCGAACGGCGCCTCCAGGTCCGGGTTGTAAGCGACCGAGTTGCAGGTCGGGCAGCGGAAGTAGAGGTACACCGCGCCGCGGCTGGAGAGCGAGTAGCCCACGTAGGCCCAGCGCCCCGGCATATCGTGCATGGCGCCGCACTGGCCGCACGGCACCGGTAGGGTGGGAACGCGATCGGTCAT